AGACCGTGCGCAGGCGGTAGGCGCCGAAGCCGCCGCCCACGGCCTCCTGGAATGCGTTGTCATACGCCTCATCGGCGCCGCTGTCCTGCTCGTCTGCGCGGTACAGGTCGTCGCAGGTTTCGGCCAGCGGGTCGTATTCCTTGCCCTCTTTTGACACGAAGTCCACCGTCACGCGGTTGGCGCGGTACTCGGAGAAGATCCGCTGCACCGCAAGGGCGATCTTGTTGACCTCCATCTTCGGCTTGTTCTCGAACTGCGCACCCAGCGGGCCTTCCCACTGCGCCCCGGCGATGGAGTAGAACCGCCGATCCTGCAAGCACTGCAAGCGCTCATCGCGCAGCGCGCCCTGGATGTTGTCGAACTCGCGCATGGCCTCCGCATGAACGCGCACCAGCCGCTGTTCGGTTGATTCTCTGGCCATCAGGGACTCCGGGGATTGCGCATCGGGCGCGATTATGCTACGCGAGCGGGTGAAAGTCTATCGCCATCGGTGCGCGGTCGGAACTACCAGCCCAGCGAGGTCGGGTTTCTTCGTCGTCGCGCCAGTGATTGCAGGGAACAACGCGGCCAAGCCCCAGATCAGCGCATCGGCGCGGTTCGGGCTTCGGCTACCGGTGTAACCGGTCGTGGAGAACCCGCTCAGTTCGTCCTCCAGCTCGGGGAACATGCCCACATGCCGGACCTTGCCCTGCTCATACAGCGACGAGAACGGCTCGGCTCGCACCACCTTACCCCGGCTGGCCGTCACCGGGCGGAAGGGCGTGCGCGGGCGCGCTGTCTCAATGACCTGGCGCACCATCGCGCCGCCGTAGTTGGTTTCGGCCACGATGCAGTCGGCGCTGTGCCGGTCGAATGCCTCTGCGGCCACGCGGCCCCAGGTTGCGGGGCCTGCTTTCACGGTCAGATCCTCAAGCAGGTAGCACGCGCCATCCGTGGCCAGGCCGACCACGACGATGCCGATGGCGTCATTGTCCGCGCTCGCCTCATCGTCCGCGCCGCTCGGGTCCACAGCCACCACCACGCGCACCAGTTGCGGCACCGCGCCGTCCAGCACGCGCCATCGGTCGATGTGCTCCTCCGGAAACAGGGCGTTCGGGTTCGCATCTGCAAACCGGCCCTCGAGGAAGCGCGCCCGCATTCTGGCCGGCAGTGACTCCAGCATCCGCAGGTATTCCGGGCTCAGGTTCGCCGCATTGTCGCCAGGGTTGATCGAGAACGCAGCGTAATCATCGGGTCGCGGCAGCCCGAGCCGAGTTTCCGGGTCGCGCTTCTCCACGAACTTGCGGTAGGTCCAGTGCGTCTTGCTCGGCGGGTTGCAGTCGTAGTAGGCCCGCAGGCGCAGCGGGGCAGGCGCTCGGCCCTCGATCTGCTGCTCGGCCTTCTGCGCTAGGCGGGTCAACGCGGTGTCAACGGAGCCCAGCGGAATCTGGCTGCACTCGTTGAAGTACAGCGTGGCGAACTCCTGGCCCAGAATCTTCTCGGTGCGGTCCTTGTCGTCCAGGCCAGCAAACCAGATTTGCGAGCCACCGGGGAAGCTGACGTACCCGTCCTGCTGGTGCATGTCCCAGGACACGCCGGGATATGCGGCCCGCATGACCTTGGGGAACGTGTCCAGCACCACCGACGCCGTGAGGTGGTTGTAGCGGAACCGGAAGATCGCGTGACGGCTGTTCGGCGCCTTCAGCGCCCGAAAGACCACGTTGCGCGTGAGCAGGAACGTCTTTCCGCTGCGCGAGCCGCCGAACAGCATCAGGTGCGTGGCGTCACCGCTCAGGATGCGCTGGGCTTCCTGCTGGCGGGCGGTTAGCTGGAACTTCTCCACGCCAGCGTCAGAGTTGCTCGTCCTGAGATACCGCGATGATCTTCAGCGGTCCGCCTTCATCGCCGGTGAGCTCGTGCTTCATCGTCTCAGACCACCGCATCTGCGTCTTACTCCACCAGATCATCGCCGTCGTGTCGCCGCCCATCGCTTTCTGGAACAGGGTTTTCCCGATCTGACCGTTGGCCTTGGCCTTGCCGGAGATCAGTTCCTCGCGGAAGTGCTTTCGCAGCGTGTCCGCGTCGATTCCGTCGCGCACCAGGACTGCGATCTGCTCGATTGGCAGGCCGTAGCCTGACAACGCCTCGACCTGCTTGCGCTCGGCGTCGGTGGGATCGAATGCCGGTCGACCTGCGCCAGGCTGCGGACCTCCGCCGTTCGGGTATCGAGCGCCGCCGCGCTTTTTTGGAACCGATTTTTCTTCAGGCTGCTGCTTGGTCGCCATTGCTCACCTCATCGAAAGTTTTACCGGATTCTGCGTGAACCGCCTTCTGGCCGGTGAAGTCCTGCCAGCGCTTGACGATCACGTCGCAATACTTGGGGTCAAGTTCCATCAGGCGAGCCACGCGCCCGTTCTTCTCGGCAGCGATCAGGGTCGTTCCAGAGCCGCCGAAGGTGTCGAGCACGATGTCGCCGCCCTTGGTGTTGTTCAGCAGTTGGTACTCAAAGAGCGCCACCGGCTTCATAGTTGGGTGCTCGCCGTTGCGGCTCGGCTTGTCAAACTCCAGGATGGTCGTCTGCTTGCGGTCGGCGGCCCAAAGGTGGCCTGCACCTTCCTTCCAGCCGTACAGGCATGGCTCGTGCCTCCACTGATAGTCCTGTCGACCAAGAACCAAACTAGACTTTTTCCAGATCAGGCACTGCCGCACGGTCCAGCCGGCGTCTCTCGCCGCACCTCGGAAGTTGTAGCCCTCTGAGTCCGCGTGCCAGATATAGAAGACCGCTCCGGGTTTCATGACGGTATCGGCCGCCGTGTAAGCATCGCGCAAGAACTGGCGAAATTGGTCGTCGCCCATTGAGTCGTTTTTGATGGTCAGCTTCTCCTTCGTGCCGCCCTCATAGGCTACGTTGTAAGGCGGATCAGTCAGCCACATGTCGACCAGATGTCTTTCGCACAGCTTGCCGAGGTCGTCGACGCTCGTCGAGTCTCCACAAAGCAACCGGTGCTTGCCCATCACCCAAACGTCACCCGGCACCGTGACAGGATTTTCCTGCACAGCAGGCGCATCGTCCTCATCGGTGAGGCCTTCAGTTATTTCCACCGGCATCAGGTCTTTGATTTCCTCGTCGCTGAAACCCGTCAGCTCAACGTCAAAACCAAGGCCTTGAATATCAGCCAACTCCAGCGCGAGTAACTCGTTATCCCATCCGGCATTGAGCGCCAGTTTGTTATCCGCGATGACATAGGCCCGCTTCTGCGCGTCAGACCAGCCTGCTGCCACCATCACCGGAACCTCAGTCATGCCCAGCTTCCTGGCGGCCATCAGGCGCCCGTGGCCGGCGATGATGCCGCCGTCTTCATCAACCAGCACAGCGGTGGTGAAGCCCCACTCCTTGATGCTGGCTGCGATCTGGGCCACCTGGGCATCGGAGTGCGTGCGCGAGTTCTTGGCATACGGCACCAGCCTTTCAATTCGCCATTGCTCCACCTTGTCTGCGGGGTTCTGCTTTTTCATCTTTGCTCCTATGTTAGTCGATGCTTACATTTTCACTGGCACAGGTGGCACAGGTGGCACAGGTGGCACAGGTGAATTTCCATTGCAGCTCTACCTTTCTTGCGTGTGTGTGTGCGTGTGTGTATGTGTACCACGTTGCTTTTATCATGTGCCATCTTGTGCCAAGTGTAAATAGTGTAATGAAATCAAAGAGTTAGAGTAGATTTGCGATGTTGTGCCAGGCATCAATTGTCCTGTGGCAACTTGTGCCGGCACAGGATTGATGCCGCGACCATCAAACCTGCTGCGCCTCCCACTTCCATTTCTCTGTCAACCTGATGCCGGTGTAAAGATTCAATCTTGTGCCATCTTCTCTCGGCTGCGACCTTGAGATGCTCGAAAAAGCAGCAGACAGCTGCCGGCCGAAGCCGACCTTGGTGCCTGGATGGTCGCGTCCTTGGAGTTCACACCAGCGTTTCCAGGCCCTGAAGATGTCGTCTCTGTTGCACTGCGCCACCGGGTCCAGCACGCAGCAGTCCTCAACGAAGCTGCGCACCGGGCTGGTCTGCTCCAGCAGATCGGCGGCCAGATCGTCGGCCGAGCTGGGGCGCTGGAAGTAGCCACGATGCCGAAGACGCTCGAGGCCGTCGAGAGCCCACAGGACAATGCCTGGGAGCTCTTTCAGAAGCCTGGATGTCAGGCCTTGGTCTTCCTGTCCCAGGAATGACTTGGTGAGCTTGAGCATCAGGAATCTGTTGGCCAGGGCTGCGGAGGCATCGGAGAATGCCGGCAACTCGTTGGTGGCCAGAACAAACCTGGCTGGCAGTTTTCCTGACCACGGCACGATATTCTTCCGGTCAATGGTCAGTGCATCCTCGCCAGATATTCTCAGCAGGTTTTCGACGATGGGTTGCTGGTCTGCTCGGCCCGAAAGTCGGGCGTCGGAGATGAGGGCCAGGCGCTTGCCGATGAGAGGCTGCAGGCCGAACTGCGTGCCCAGCGAGGCCAGGGACGGGCTGACGCGGTTGTGATAGCCCACCAGGGCCTCGAGGACGCGCAGGATCGTTCCCTTGCCGCTGCGTGGCGGTCCTACCAGCATGAACATCTTTTGCTGTCCTGTGTCGTCCGTCAG